CATATGAAAAATGATGCCCAAAGGGTTAAAAATGAACGTGACCACTATAAGTCGCACAATGATAGATTGTGGAACACTCTTATGGCTGTACAGGCTATAATGGGTGGTTATTATGTCCCGCCCGTACCTGAAGTCACTGAATCCTATTATGGCCACATTATCAAAGATGCAATGAAGTTAGCTCAGAATAAACGCTCTTGGTGGAGGTTATGGTGATGGATATTATTGAACAATGCAACCGTTATTTTGCTCAGTTCGATACTTTAGACCCAAGGTTCAGTCAGGCCCACAACCTAATAATTGGTTGTAAACACGAGATAGAACGGCAGCGATTAGAAATTGTTGCCTTGGAAACTGAAAACGCCAAGCTAATTGACCATGAAACCCTCTGGAAAAAACTCATTGCTGATTTGCGGGAAACTAATCACAACGAAATTCAGGAAGCCACAAGGTTATTACACGTTGAGAATGAAAAGCTGCTTAACAAAATCAAAATTCTTGAAGTTGCATTAGGTAAACTTACAGCCAAGGCTACGGCTAACTCGATGGCCGATGATATACTAAACGGCAACGGTAATACTGGCGGGATAGATTTTGCGGATTTCTTAAAAAAAGAGGGAAAAGTGATGAATGAAGTATACGAAAAATATCTAGAGGAAGACGCCCCTAAACAAGTTGATAGTATTGTTAAAGATGGTAATTATAGGGAGTTAGCTATCAACTTATACATATTATGGATGAAAGCTTTAAATGAACTTTTAGCTGTTGAACATAAATTACAATGGCAGCCAATAGAGACAGCACCAAAAGACAATAAAATGGTTTTACTTTATCGTGATGATCCAAGACAACAAAATGCGTGTTGGATGACCATTGGTATGCATGTTAACACCGATTTCATTGTTATTGGCGTAAATGGTGAAGAAGTTTTTCCCAACGCTTGGGTTGACCAATCTGCACATAAACTTAATTTTGAACCCACCCACTGGATGCACTTGCCAGATATGCCAAAGGAGACTGAGTGATGCCAATGATGACGACATTAAATGAAATAAAAAAATTTTGTTCTCCTGAAAATGAATGGGAACAACTATTGTTAGAGAAACTGTTAAAAGGTTTAGGTAAAACTGAAGCAGATGACGATCCTGTGCTATTTAGCTATATATTAAAAAACAACAGTATAGCCGAAGCTCTTTGGTGTCTGAGGCTATTGCCTGATGAGTATGATAATATGATAAGGCTTTTTAATGTGAAGATTGCACGTCGAGTGCAACATCTGCTGGAAGATGAGCGGGCAATTAACGCACTTGATGTAGCTGAAAAATATGCAAATGGAGAAGCTACAAAAGACGATTTAAAAATTGCATGGGAACAAGCCTGTGATGCCGCAAAATTTGTAGCAGAAACGAGAGGCAAATTGGATTGGGAAACAAATTGCTTTACATATTATGCGATATGCGGCGCAGCATATGAGACAGCAAGAGAGTCAGCAATTTCTACAGCTTTTCACGCTGCACAAATTTTAAAAAAAGAAGAAATTGATTGGCAGAAAGAACAATTTTTAAAGCTAGTTAATGGAGATTAAGTGATGATTAAAATTACAAAGAGTGAATGGCATAAATGGTTTGCGTGGTATCCTTGTTGGTTTTGGCGGCAAGATAAAAATGAAAAAATATTTGTCTGGTTGGAATATATTGGCAGAAAAGAAGTAATGGGGTATTGGTTTCCTTTTTACATTTACGATCCGTTAATGTTTCGTGAATTGATAGGAGGAGAGTGATGGAGTATGACTTTTTAAAAGATCCGCTTCTCCGCATTGCATTTGGAATTATCGCTACGGGCATTATAATCTGCATTATTGCGGCTTGTGAGCATGGCAATTTAATGGAGAAATACACACGGCAATGCTTGGATGACGGACTGAAGGACTATGAATGTTTTGCAATGTTGCATAATCGAAGATAAGTGCATCTAAATTCTATAATAATACTAAAGTTTAATAAACCAACGGTTGACAATACTACCTGTATTGTTATGATGTCCTGTAGCAACTTTTGTCGGTGAAATATTATATGTTTGGATCAATAAAGCAATTATGGGTAAGATTCCAAAGGGCGTGGGAATCATTCAAGTTTGGGTGGAATTATAAACCATCTGACTTCAGTGTTTCGAAAGACCAAGATCATTCGTTTCAGATCACAAGTCTGGGTGAAAATCTTAGGCGTCTTGCGTCTGGCGAAGAAGCAACCTTCACAATTAAACCGCCCTACTTTGGCGAACCCATACACAGCCTTAATGGCCACCAACATACCCTAAAATACCACTATGTTAATCAGTTGGGGCAATCTCGGTATTTTGATACACGGGAAGATCGGCCAGACTATGTTGAAGTGGACAATGTGTATCTGGATGCCTTGCTGGAAAGAAATTTAATAGAAAAGCATTTTAAAGCGATGCAGGAAAAGCTAGACAAAAAGCAAACCGTAAAGAAAAAGCAGAGCAATAAAAAGATAGCGGCAAAGAAAAAAGTAAGGAAGTAACATGGATATATTAGAATACCTCAGAGATGCTTACGAATTTCTTAGAGATCCTGTTCTAAAAGAAGCAGGAGATGAAATAGAAAAGCTTCGCAATGAAGTTGAGCGGTTGAATAAGATTATTAAGGAAATGGAAGCTAAGCCGTACAATCCTGTATCACAACGGAAAACAATATGATTAAGCGGAAACTTTACTCAGCTCTTAGCCAATCCACTGGCAAGCTAACAGGCGATACGGATATTAATATTAAGGCCCGTATTCGGCAGTCTCGTGCAGCTCGCAACAAACACATTAAGGTAACTCTACCCAAATTATCAATTCAGGAGACAAATATATGATTGGTACCTATGAGACAAATGTCCCTGTAGGATTTGCTTGCAAGGTTGAAGACGTGCTGACGTGGCTGCAAAACGCTCAATACGGTAGCGTCTATTGCTATTGCCATGGTGAACTAGCCAAGGCTCGTGAGTTTGACAAAAGCCTCAGCAACGCAGCTGACATTTTGTGGGCAGAGATGAACCGCAACCGCATCTCTCTGGTCCAGCAACGCTCTGGCCGAAATAAATTTAAGTATTTTGCCGTTAACATCACGGGCAAACGACCAGTAAGAGACTTTGTTGTTCTTGAGGGTGCTGCATGAAACGCACACTCAGGCTTAGCCACCATACAACAGATGAATTGATAGAGAACATCCTTGTATTGGATTACATAAGCTTGGCTAAAATGTTGAAATCTGGCCAGATTGTAATAGCGCCTGGCGACGAGCCGTACTGGGACGAACTGTTGGCGGCTTTTGAGACGACTATGCGGTATTATCTATCAAACGATAAGGTAAACGAGATAAAGGAGAGTTTAGATGATAATTGATATGAACGCTAGTGATGAACAAACCATTGATGGGATTGTGATTAAAAACCTAATCAAGGCATTGTTAAGTTGTCACATCGACATGTTTAACGTAGATCTCAAAATGAAAAGCAAAAAATATAAAAAGGAAATTGTAGAGCTTAGTAAAACTGCCGAACATCTTCAGGAAACTATCAAATATTTTTCCACGCCTGAACAATGCGGACGGATTGAAAAATATATTGAAAGAGAATTAAACAAATATTTGATGAGAAAAAATAATGACAATAAAAGTTAAACTTAGCAATTCAGAGATAGCTGTTTGCCAGATGATTGGCAATATGCGTCATATAGCCTCTAGGGCCAGCTCAACCGTTGACCGTCAAATGGGCAATCAGGGGTCGCTCGACATCGACCAGCACGGGGTGATTGGCGAATATGCCTTCTGCAAATACTGGAATATCCACTTAGATATGGATATAATGGCTCGGTCGGGTAGTTATGACTGCAAGCTTAACGGTAAGCGCATTGATATAAAATCGACGAATTATTTAAGCGGAAGACTTATAGCTACGGCTAAGGATAACCCCGATGTGGATATATACGTTTTGGCAATCATTGATGGCAACACTGTCAACTTTCCTGGATGGATGGACAAGGACAACTTTATTACCGACGAAAACCTCACCGATCTTGGACACGGACCAACCTACGCCCTTGGACAGGACAAACTTAAGGCCTGGCAAAATGGACCACGATGAGTTAGCCGAGAATCTTTATAATCTTTATCGCAACAGCAACAAGCTGCTTGATGTCGAACCTCCCGTATGGAATGATCTTCCTAATGAGGTGAAGACTGTTTGGCGTCAGGCGGGCAATGTGTATGATGTAAACATTCGCATGGCTCACCACCAAGTAAAGGTTATGAAAGACCTTTTCCGTGCTAACATGATGCATCTCATTCCTATTACACAAGAGGAATTGGACAAGCACATCAATGAGGTTTTGGAGAAATCGCGTGAATACTTCGGGAGATAGATTTATCAGCCAAGGCTGGCACTATACCTACGGATATTTGCGCCGCAAGGATATGGATAACCATTACGGCTACTGCTACGAGGAGCCTGATGGGGATTTGATATTCTCAAACAACCCAGCCCATAAAAACATGGCAATATTCAATTGCTATCAGGATAAAAAAACCGGCGAGAAATACGTTTCTTTTGCCAAGGTTAGGGTCTAATGGCAATCATCCAGCATGAGGGTAAGCGAATCAACTCGCAGGATTATCTGCTTGCGATGGATCGTGAGGAGTGCGAGAACGATTTGTACACGTTCTTGCGCCGAGGCTGGAAGTATCTCGATGCGGCTCCGTTCACGCCTGGCTGGCCGATTGAAGCTGTCGCCCAGCACCTTATGGCGGTCACAGACGGAAATATACGTCGCCTAATCATCAACATCCCACCACGCTGCGCAAAGTCGTCGCTGGTCTCGTGTGCCTTTCCTGCGTGGACATGGACACAGCAGAACATTAGTCCCACTGCTGGTCCTGGCGTACAATTCCTTACGGCTTCATATGCCCAACAATTATCGCTGCGTGATTCGGTAAAATGCCGCCGGCTGATTGAATCTCCATGGTTTCAGAAACGATGGGGCGATAGATTCCATTTGGTTGGCGATCAAAACACTAAAACAAGGTTCGATAATGATAAAAGGGGTTCTCGACTGGCAACGTCTGTGGGGTCGGCTCTCACCGGTGAAGGCGGATCCATTATTATCGTTGATGATCCGAATGCCGCGCAAGAGGCTTTCTCCGAGGCCAAGATTCACGAGACGATTGAATGGTGGGATTCTGCCCTCTCGACGCGACTTAACGACCCGAAGACCGGCTGCTTCGTCATTATTCAGCAAAGGCTCGCGGAAAACGACCTCACGGGGCATATTCTCGAAAAAGACGTGGGTAATTGGACGCATTTAATGCTACCAATGAGGTATGAACCATCTCGCTCGTTCCATACAGTGCTTGTTCCTGCGGATAAAGCGGAGGACGGGGAATCTGTTATTTGGAAAGACCCTAGAGAAGTTGATGGTGAGCTTCTGTGGCCTGAACGTTTTGGCGATACTGAGGTTGAAACTCTTGAAAAGCAGCTTGGACCATGGGCTGCGGCTGGGCAATTACAGCAGCGTCCAGAGGTTAAGGGCGGCGGTGTTATCAAAGTGGATTGGTGGGAGCCTTGGGCTGCGGCGAGTTATCCTCCAATGGACTTTGTTGTTGCTGCTTTGGATACTGCT